CTTTCTAAAGCAGAAAATCTCAATAAGTCAGAGACCAAAGCAGGTCCTGATGAGCGTCTCTGGAAACCAGAGGTGGACAAAGCAGGAAATGGTTACGCTGTAATCAGATTCCTTCCTGCACCTGATGGAGAAGACCTTCCATGGGCACAAGTTTGGAGTCATGCCTTCCAAGGACCTGGCGGTTGGTATATCGAGAACTCCTTGACAACTTTAGGTAAAAAGGATCCTGTTTCTGATCTCAACAGAGAACTATGGAACGCAGGAGCAGAGGGATCTCCACAAAGAGATCAAGCACGCAAGCAAAAGCGTAAGTTAAACTATTACAGCAACATCTACGTTGTTAAAGATAGTGCAAATCCTTCTAACGAAGGTAAGGTATTCTTATACAGGTTTGGTAAGAAAATCTTTGACAAGATCATGGAATCTATGCAACCCGCATTTGAGGATGAGACACCAGTAAACCCATTCGATTTCTGGAAGGGTGCTGACTTCAAACTCAAGATCACAAGAGTTGCAGGATTTTGGAACTACGACAAGTCTGAGTTTGCTGAATCATCTACACTAGGTGACTTTAGTGACAAAGAGTTGGAAGCAATCTGGAAAGAAGAGCACAGTCTAGCAGCATTTACTGCTGATGACCAGTTCAAATCATATGAAGAACTTAAGCAACGTCTTGAGTCTACATTGAAGGGTAACTACTCAAAACCATTGGATGAAGAAGTCTTTGAAGAAGAGGCAGAAACACCAACACCAGTTGCCACTGCAGCACCATCTGCTGCACCAGAACAGGATACGTTATCGTACTTTGCTCAACTAGCACAAGACGACTAATAGTAAAGGGGTCATACGACCCCTTTTTTAATCCATTGTTATATCTGCTGCTGACGTTGCCGATGGTTGATTCTTACCTTTAGTTGATATCTCATAATAAGCGGATATAAAATCTTCAATTAGTTCTGGTTTAACTACTTGTATATTTTGTTTCTTTGAATTTAACTCCGTTTCATATGATGCATTACTTATTTGAGTTACAGGTGTCGCTGTAATAGTTGTAGATCCGTTATAATATGCAATTTGAAAGTTAGAAGGTACAATTTTTCCTGCAGGAACAATAATATTATTATTAGCATCCTTAAGTTCTGTAGTTACATGATGTTTTGTTGCTGTAGGTTGTTCATACTTTGAGTTTATAAACTCTTGTAGTTGTTGCACAGACTTTGGCCACTGAGAATATACATCTGTAATATCATTAATAACAAGTATAGTCCAATTATAAAAAGGATTTCGGTATAATCTAGTAGAAACATCTTCTGGACGTTCACCATCTCTTACATTCTCTTCTGTAAATAAAGTAACTTGTGCTTTATATTCTACAAGAATTTGTGCACGTCTCCATATATTTTTGACAAGCAAGTAATCTGAGTCAAGAGGTCTTGACGAAAAATTATAGAATAAATCGGGAAGTCTTTTTAACATTAGTAAGTTACCACTCCTGTAAATTTCTTATCTGGATCTGTAACAAAGTTACCTTCAGTAGTTCTGACACCCACAACTCTTCCTGCCCTTTCGTCTGTAAAAGTAGCACCTTCCATATCTGCACGTGTAAGTTTTGTTGTCTCCATAAACATCAACTCCATAGTAACTAATGGAATAGATCCATCAAATATTGTTTGTAACTGACCGAATGGTGTAGTGTTTACTGTCAAGTTTGTCAATGCACATATTTTAGTCTTAGGCATCATAGGATGTTGTATTGGATCTCCTACTGGATTACCTTCTTCATCACACTTAACAAACTTTGGACATAGAACAAATACATCTGGAAATGTAAGTAAGACTGCACTACCTCTACCTTGTTTTGAGCCAGGATGCATGCCACGTTTAAACCATTCAATTATCTCAATTATCGTTTTACTTTCTTTTTTATTTCTTGCTGCCAACTCAAACCTAAAACTAAATTGTCTACTCTGCATTCTCTGGAAAAACTGTATTGAGTTCTCATTAGGTGCAAGTCCTGCTAATCCTGCAAGGTTTGTAGGATTAAGTTCACTATTAACTCCATATAGATTAGCAGCTTTTGCTGCACCTCCTGCAGCACCTTGTACAACTTTTGTGGGGTCAATACCAAATCCTTCTAATAATTTTTTTGATCCACCGCCAACTGGACTGCTAAGATATTGTGCAAGTGCACTGCTCCCTCCACCAAGAGCAGCACCAGCTCCAGTTGTTGCAAGAAATCTTCCTGCGTCATCTGCTGCAAGTGCTAGTGTTCCTAACTTAAATTCATTATTCCAATCTGCACCATACTTATATTGAAACTCATTAGGTAAAGGTAACATGCATCTTTTAGACATTAGACCTTTACTTTGTCTATCTTTCATTTCCTGCTTTCTTTTTAGCAGTTGACCTACAGTTATCTCTTCACCATTTACTACTACAACTATATTTTTATCTACATTAGGATCGTATATATTAATTTGTCCACCAGAAAATAATTTACTATCTGATCTGTTTGCTGCTTTATATGTCTCGTTATATCTCGCTTGCTGATTTTCTCCCAAATTAAGGAAACCTTTATCGTCAGAAAAATCTCCAGATGCATATGCTGTCTCCTGTACATTACCTATAAGATCAATCGCATTACTTAACTGACTTCTCTGTAACGAACCAAGAGCATCGTTCTGTTCTTTGGCAACAGTTTTCATAGCTTCATCATAACTATACTTCTCTATCTGTAGAAAGGAAGCAAAAGGTATTTCTGAAAGACCAACTGGATATTCAATAACTGTATTTTGTTGTTCAGCCATTATCTGTTACGATGAAATTTTTCTATAGGTAGTGTGCTTAGTAGTTGCACTTCATCCTCCTTTATCTCAAAAAAGATGCGGTCTGCATTCTTTGGAATGTATTGTCGTAAAGTTCGTTTAGGAAACCTTTTATTATTTAGTGCCTTTAATCGTGAGTTTGTACCACGTATATAGTGTATATTTGCACCAATTAGATTATTCTTCTTGTATTCCATAGCATATACAAGTGGATATTGATCCCATTCCTTCAATTTGTCTGCAAATTTAGGATCATATTCAAATGTATAGTAATTACCTGTGCTTGGTGATTCAGTAGCATCGTCTAATAATATATTGAATACTTCTTCTCTGAGTTGTGAGTTTGATATCTTATTACCTTTGAGTTTCTCCATCAACTCACTAAACCTTGAGTTCTCGCTCTGTGACGAGTTTGAATTCCCAGAGTCTGTCGTTGCAATAGTCATTGGCAGCTGCCCATTTTGCTTTATTTGTTGCATACTCATAGACTTCTCTTAGGTAAGTCTTAGTATGCTTTTTTTGAGGTTTAGGACCTTCGACCTGTCTTTTAGGTTTTACCTCTATAAGATATGATTTCACTTCACCATTCTGTTCTCTTACTTTCATCCAGAAGTCTGGAAAATAACGACGCCACTTCTTTTGAACTGGATCTCTATATGGTATGGCAAGTTCTTCTGACCACCATTGCAATACATTTGGGTTGTTATCACACCATTTCATGAACTTTCTTTCCCACAGAGAACGATAAACTACACCTGTAGGATCACCTTTATACTTCTTATAATTCTTTACTCGGTATTTTCCTTTGTAAGTCACTATAAATACATATATCAAACCATACGTATATTTATGGCATCCGCAAGAGGAGTACAGAATTTCATGCAGGCTATTGGAAAGTCTGGTGGTATTTCTGCATCCAATTTATACCAATTCTCCTTTGCTAAGAAACCAAAGTTAGCAAAGTTCTTTGAAGATAATCTTGGACAGGACTTTTTAAAGTTGACTGATAATGGTGATGAGTTAAATTTACAGTTGTTATGTAATGAGATACAGTTGCCAGGTGTAACTTACTCTGCATTTGATGTTAAGTCAGTTCATAAAGGTATTACACAGAAGATGGCAACTGCCAAAGTATACAATGAACTGGATCTAAGTTTCTTCATGGACGGAACATCACTACCATTGAAGTTTTTTAGAGCATGGCAAGACTTTACTCAGAACGGATCAGCTGGCAACCCTGAGTTCTTCTATGACGATCAACCATACAAAAGAGCATTTGCATCTAACTACTATGAAGACTATGCATGTGACATGTTCATAAGTAAGTTAGAGAAGTTCAAAGGGTCAGCTGAGGAAACACGGGACGAAAATGGGAATATAAAGAAAGAAGATTACTACAATCCATGGAATGCGAGACTCGTACATGCATACCCATATACTGTAGCATCAATACCATACTCAGCAGGAGCAGCACAACTAGTTAAGGTAACAGTTGGATTTTACTATGAGTATAGTCACTTAATGCACTCCATGTGACCTACTATATAATATACTGAAATTATAAATTATGGCATTACCTGAGATTGCAACGCCAATCTATACGTTGACAATTCCTTCTACAAAGAAGAGAGTAAAGTATAGACCATTTCTTGTCAAAGAGCAGAAATTATTGATCTTGGCAATGGAGAATGAGGATCAAGAGCAAATATTAGACGCTATTACAAATACTATAAAATCATGTCTTATTACAAAGGTAGACATGGCAACCCTTGCTTTGTTTGACATTGAGTATTTGTTTTTACAGATACGTGCTAGATCAATCAGTGAGGAGATTGAGATGAGAGTTACATGTGCTGATGACGGAGAGACAACTGTAGATGTAAAATTTATGGTAGATGACGTTAAAGTCAACTTTCCCAAAGGTCACACTAATATCATAAAGTTAGATGATAATCTTACTATTGAGATGCAATATCCTGATTTAGATTATTTTGCTAAAATTAATTTTATGGATGAAAAAGTCGATGAATACGAACTTGTGGCTAAATGCATCAAAAGAGTTTATGTTGGTGAGGATGACTTTACTTCTGACTCTCTCGATGAGTCAAAAGCATGGGTTGAGGGACTAACTAACAATCAATTTGAAAAGATACAATCATTTTTTGAGACAATGCCAACTCTTAGACATGTATTAAAGGTAAAAAATCCTAAGACTAAGGTTGTTAATGAGGTTGTATTGGAAGGATTATCTGATTTTTTCGTATAGCCCTCTTTCACGAGGGCATCATGACCTTCTACCAAACTAATTTTTCTCTGGTACAACACCATAAATATAGCTTGACGGATATTGAAAATATGATGCCTTGGGAACGTGAAGTGTATGTAAATATGCTTGCACAACACCTACAAAAGGAAAGAGACCGCATCGCTGAGGAAAACCGACGCTAATGGAAACAGGAGCAATCGCTAATTTTTTAAAGAATTCCATGCAAGAATTGTTTGCAGGGGTTCGTGGTGCTGTTGCAGCACCTAGAGATTATGTACCTGCTATAGTACCAGTTCCTGTTAGTGATGTTAACAATCAGTTTGCAAGTGGTACAGAGACATATAAAGCAGCAGATGATATTAAAAAGAAGGAGACGAAAGAAACTATAGTAGAAGAGAAAACTATAGAGAAAGTAATACCAGAAGTAGCACAGCAGAAGAACTTACCATATAAAGTAGAAGTAGAACTAGCAGAAGGTGGTTTAGTAAAACGCCCAACTATCGCAAAGGTTGGTGAGAAAGAACCTGAGATAGTAACACCCGTTAAAAATTATGGAGAAGCAGTAGAAGAGATATACAAAGAGGGTGCATCAGTTCTTATCAGTTCTTCTATAGGATTCTTAAAACAGTTGCCCGCATCCCCTGCCAGAGGCAGTGTCATGGCAGAGGCACAGAAGTTAAAAGCAATATTTGGCATATCAGATACAGCAAAACCCGCTAAAAAGATTGGATTGAAGTCTACACTAGACTGGTGGGGTGGAATGAAAATGGCGGGTGCTGCACCAATGTCACCTAAAGAAGAGAAGAAGGCACAACAAGATCCAACAAAGGGATCAAACAACCCACTTAATTTCTTAAAAAAACTTGGTAAACTTAAGAATCTTAAAATAGGTAAGAGATTAAAGTTCTTAAAGAAAACAAAGGTAGGAAAGAAAATTAGAAACGTTCTTGCTGTTGGTAAGAA